ACTGTTGAGTTCTTCTCTGGTAGTTCTGCTACATCTAAACTTGACTTTGCTACCAACGCTGCTGAGATCACAATCGCTGGTAAGGGTGGTACTACAACAATTAGGAACAACCTAGTCGTTGATTCAAGTGCTAGATTTAACTCAGACATCACACTCTGTGGTGGATTTGCTTCTTACTCATTCACAGCAGACAGAGCACAGATTGGAACTACTGCATTCACTCATGCTAGTGGAGATCTTGGTAACAACGTCTTCAATAGTAATGTTGATCTGATTGATGTACTAAGAGTTGTAAGCACTGATGAAAACTACAACGCAGTTGATACTGCTGGTACTGGTGATTGGGGTGGAACAGTATTCCAGAATACAATCACAGCAATCTCTGGTAACGTTGAACCTCTAACTCTACCAGCTCTAACTGGTGAACAGTACTACTTACCACTTAAGAATCGTCCATTCGATGCTGCTGGTAATCAGTACTTTAGTGAGAATGACATTCTACTTATTGATACTGATGACACTGGTAGCAGACATCCAGAATTTGTCAAGATTGTTTCTCTTCCAAGAATCAACGTTGCACCTTACTGGATCGTAGTTGAAAGACTACCATTTGGTACATATACTGCTAAGAGATCTGATCATTCAGATACTACTGCTATCTACAAGTGTATCGTTCAGTTCAATGCTACTTGGACAACTACAACTTTAGATGATGCTGGTACTGAGGAGAATGTATACTTAGCACAGTTTGGTGGATCTATTGTGATTGGTGATTATGTAATCATTGATCGTGAAGATACAACTGCTGATGGTATATTTGATCAGGGTGAACTCTTTAAAGTCAAGACTCTATTGAGTCAGGTTGCTAAGAAACTATCCATTAAGAATGGTTGTGATACTGCTAACGAGGAAACTGTATTTGAAGTTGATTCAACAACTGGTAACACAACGTTGGGTACAGGTGGAACTACCATCATCAATGGTCAGTTAAGTCTCAATGGTACATGTACTACACCATACACAAACTCAACAACCAATAAGAAGTTAACTATATCAGATGGATCTGGTATTACAACCTTCGAAGTTGACACTTGTACAGGTGACACAACCATTGGTAATCATCATGGTACAGTCTTCATGCTTGCTGAACAGTATGGTTCATCACCTGCTGCATACACTAAGGGTGTTGATGAAGTTCATGTATACAGACACAATCCAATGTCTGTTATCTCTGGTGGTCCTGCATCACAAACTTCTGCTGCTATTGTTTCAGCGACATCTAATATTGAAATACAAGGTAATCTAGATTCATTCAAGAAGGGTGATATGATTGCACTCTATACTACATCATCTATTGAAATTATTAGAGTCACCGATGATCCTTACACAGGTGCAGGTGGTGAGTTTATCCTACCAACAGCATCTAATGCTGAGTATGTCAACGGTGGTCGTGGAATTGAAGGTACTAGTGCAATAGCATTCTCTATTGGTACTAACCTTGTTAAGTTAGACAAGTATGATAGGACTACAACACTCCTACATGATATGGCTGCTACTCAAGCAGACAGAGCAACAGCACTTAAGGCTAGATCACCTAACCAAAGTGATATTAGATTAGAGATCTCACTCAAGGATGCTGATCTAATTGCTCCTAAACTTGATTATGTAACTCTTGTTAGAATAGGATCTGAGTTCTTCACACCTGACTCTGTTGATGGAACACTTGATGCATTCTATGCAATCAAGATGCCTAAGCAGATCAGAGAACCTAACGTTGTTGGTACTACACCAGTTCAACTATTTGGTGGTGGATCTACTACTATCAATCAGGATCTTGAAGTCATGAGTGGTGCTATCAGAATGTATGGTTCTGATGGTAAGACACTCGTTATGTCCATCGCTAACGATGATGGTCACTCAGGTGATGGATCAATTGAAGATCCTAAGACAGATACTGCTGGACTTACACTCAAAGGTCCTGGTGCATTCTATGGTGATCTTAAGGTCTACTATGATGACTGTCAGATGTTCGGACTTTGCAGCACTGAAACTACATTCAGAGTTACAAATAAAGAAGGTAACATCTTGATGGGTGAAACCTTCTATCAGGCAGGTAAAGTATTAGAACTTGAATCAGCAATTGAACCTATATTCCATATAGATAACTTAGGTACTGCTGGAACTGGTGGAACTGCTGGTCCTAAGGACTTCAAGATCTATCAGAACAACGCTATCGATTCATTCGGTATTGAGAAGTACTGGACTGCTGGTGGTGGTAGACGACATACTTACGTTGCCTTTGATCCTACAACTGGTCTTGGTCAGCAACTTGATAACCCACTACAAGTTAACCAGAACTATCTTGTTAACGCATCTTCTGGAAGCAACATGGTTGTTTACTTACCAGAGAATGCACAAACAGGTGACATGATTAGATTTGTTGAACTAAGTGGTAACCTCACATATAATACAAGTCTGATTATCAGAGCGAAGAAGATTAATAACATTGCTACGAATATTCAAGGTGATGGTCAAGGATCTAGAATCGCTGCTGGTGCTGGTCAGACATTGAATACCGCATGGGATTCAGGTGAGTTAATTATTCAGACACGCAACGCATCATTCGGTCTAGTTTATGCTGGTACGGTTGACGTTGAAGGTTCTGCTTCTGCTCAAACCATTCCTCCTGGATTAAGAGGATGGTGGTTAATCGAACTCTAAAGACATGACTGCACTCTACGATTCTATTAAAAGCATGAGAACTGCAAAGGTAGGAACTATCCTACCTTGGGGCGGTGATGGTGGTACAGGTTTCCTTCCTTCCAACATACCTACAGGATGGATAGTATGTACAGGTCAGACGTTAAAAGCTGCTGACTATCCATTACTTGCAGCAAATTTAGGTGACACCTACGGTGGTAGTATGGTTGATACTAATGGAGATCATTATCCATTCCCTTATGTTGGTTATGAGAATGCTGAGTTTAGATTACCTCAGTTATCTAATAGAGTAATGACTGACCTAGAGAATACAGATCTTAATGATCCAACGTATCAACATGGTCAGAGTGATGCTCAGTCTGTAGTAGGTGCTCTAGTTCAAGACTATGGTGAAACTGTCTCAGTTACTACAACCTATGAAGCAACATCTGATATTGATTTCACACTTAATATAGCTGGTAACTTATACTTTAAGTTCACTAACATAACTTTGTTTGCTCCTGATTTTATTGAGACAATATACACATTGAATCGTAAGTTGGGTATTAATCACACTCCTGCTCATGGTCACTCAGATAATATATTATCTACCAACGTCAACCCTACTGGTGCAATGACCTTTAGGACAGACCAAGGTATAGAGATGACTGGTTCTGCTACAGTATATTGTGCTACTGATGGTCCTAACACTTGTTCTCTTAAAGCTGCTGAACCAACATCATGGCAGAATGGTGCAACTAACATAACATTCTATGGTGATGAAACTCATGAACATACTCTACCACGTATGGATAGTTTCATGGAGTTCATAACAGACAGTTCTAATAAAGACTACTGGGGTACTACTCCTGCTGGTGAAGCAAACTGGCGTACTAATACCAATGACAGAGGATCTGGACATGGTAGTACAACATACACACAAACAATTTTCAGTAGAGGAAATACAGATCAGTTGTTAGATACTGTTCCTGTAGATACACACAAGACTCCAAATCATACTGGTTTGTTCCCAAGACCTATGGAGTATAGGTCTAGACCAAACTATTTTGGATATGATACAGGATCACCAGTAAGATCTGATGGTCTAGTAGATGATCCTGAAACTGCTGCTGTGTTTACTGTTAGTGGTTGCATACTTGATGCTACTAATAAAATTATATTACCTACTGGTACTGATCTTAGACGACAGTATGGTACTGCACCAGATACATGGTATCAGTGGGATGCAATCATTCCATTGATGTATGTGACACCTGTTAATGTGGATGATAAGTATGACATATTAAGAGAAGGTACATATGTTCAGACAATGGAAGCTGCTGAAGAAATAGATGTTAATCCTACACCACAGTGGGAAGTAACTCTTAGTTCATCAACATTAGTTTCTGGTACATATGATCTTAGATTTAGACATGGTGCATGGCCAACTTCAATGAACTTAGGTGCAGAGAATAAGGATCCAGTTCAGTCAGCATTTAGAGCACATAATCATGGTAGTTTTGAGATACAACAGGGTATAGGATCAATGGCTGGTCCTCCATCACATACTGCTGACAATGCAGATGGTTCTGCATTACAAGCACAAAGTCTCGAAAATGCACTAAATATTTCATGTGATACTACACAACCTTCGTTAACGATGACATTCATTATCAAAGCGTTCTAATGGCAGTATTCTATAACAAAGAAAGAGCTAAGTATGGTAACTTGACAGGTCAAGTTATTATTTGGCCAGTAGAGTATGAAGGATTACCTGATGGTACTCTTAATACAAAAAATTTACCTGCTGGTTATTTGAAATGTGATGGTACAAAATACTTTGCTGAAGATTATCCACAACTAGCAGCTATATGTGGTGTGGGTCAGAACTGTAAGTTTATTAGAAAGAATACTGATCTAACAAATTTTGATACATTAACTGACTCACAGTTCATGGTTCCTGATCTTGGATCTAAGTATCCTGAACCAACTTCAGGTGCTAACTCAGGATTATATAATAATATAAGATTAAAGAACTCATTAGACAATGAGATAAGTCGTTCAGGTATTGGTATTGAAGCAGTCTCTGCTATTGGTGAGAATGTTAGAATAGATTATAGTGGATCTATTTCAGTACCAAGTCAA